ACAAGGAAGCCGCCGGGCGCTATGCAGATATCGCAACGTGGATGTGGGCGGTCCTACGGGATATGGCCACGGCGGGCACCCTGCATATCCCGAACGATTCAACCTTGATAGGGCAGCTTACCACCCGTAAATATATCTTTAGTGGTGCTCCAGCAAAGTTGAAGCTTGAAAGCAAGGATGCCTTGAAAAAGCGTGGTCTGACCAGTCCTGACCGCGCTGATGCGGTAGCCCTTGCGCTGTACGAGGGCGGCATCTTTGATGTACGCAGTCTGATTTAACGTAATCGGAAAGGAGAAAGCGTGAAAAAAGTCATTCCCGGAAAAATTAAAACACAGCTGCGCCTTGACGGTTACTACAATGTGCTGAACAAGTACGGCACCCAGCACGACAGCACCGAGTATTACCAGTGGGCAACCGGTGCAGCTGTGACGGATGCGGAATTGGCCGACCTTTATGCAGGAAACGGGCTATTCTCGACCATCATTGATGCCCCGGCAGACGATGCCACCAAGAATGGTATCGACCTTGGCATCAAGGATAAGGATTTGCAGAAGCGTCTTGACGACCATCTGCAGACTATCCATTACCAAAGCAAACTCGCGAAAGCGTTAAAATGGGCACGGTTGTTTGGCGGCTCTGCTGTTGTTATGCTGGTGGATGATGGTAGACTTCTTCAGGACCCGCTGAACTGGCGGGACGTTCATGGCGTGGAAGAACTGCTGGTTTACGGACGGAATGAGGTGTTTCCGCTGTGGATCAACGGCTATGAGAACAACCCTGACGATGAAAACTACCGCAAAGGCGGAACTGGCATCCCGGAGTTTTATCAGATAAACAGTGTGTACGGCAGCTATGTAGTGCATTCCTCGCGATGCTTAGTGTTCCACAATGGAGAAATCCCCGAAGGCTCCACGATGTCAAACCTCTACCGCACATGGGGCATACCGGAGTATATGCACATCCGCGAAGAACTTCGCAATGCCTGCATCGGTCCGGGCTACTCCATTCGCTTGCTGGAACGGCTGTCGATGGTGACATACAAAATGAAGAACCTTGCCAATGTTCTGTCCACGGCAGACGGTGACGATACGGTGCTTCAGCGTATGGAAATGCTTGACCTTGCCCGCAATCTGCTGAATATGGTCTTTATTGATGCAGATGGCGAAGATGTAGGCATTCAATCCCTGTCTGTGGCCGGCGTTAAGGACATCTTGGACAATGCCTGCGCAATGCTGTCCGCTGTGAGCCATATCCCGCAAACAAGGCTCTTTGGCCGCTCTCCAGCGGGCGAGAATGCTACCGGTGAAGGGGATATGGAGAACTATAAGGAGGCTGTGTCCGGCATCCAGTCTGGCGACCTCCGGGACAATACCCGCACGCTGGTCGAACTGATTCTGCGCGGAATGGTGTGGAACGGCGAAATCAAAGAGGTGCCGGAGTACACCATCACATACAAGAGCGCATGGAGCCTGTCTGATGATGAAAAGGCTACGCAGGACCAGGCGAATGCCGCGGCCCAACTTACCAGAGCACAGACTGTGTCTACCTACGTTACAGCTGGCATTTTGGAAATTCCCGAGGTTCGTCAGTCCTTGGCGCAGGATGAACAGTTTGACCCTGAAAACATCATCACAGAAGCAGATGTCAATCAGGACTGGGGCTTGGGTGGGGCTGACGTTCCCCAGCCGACCAATCCGCAGAACCCGCCTGCGGCAGGCAACCTGGTTACGGATGAAGGAGAATGCGGTTATGTTGCCGGCTTTGTCTTGAACGATGGGAAAATCCTCTGCGGACAACGTTCTGATGGGCAAGGCTGGTGCGGCCCTGGCGGTCACATCGAACCCGGAGAAACACCGAGCGTGGCGTTCCGCCGGGAAGCAAAGGAAGAGTTCAATATTGACGTGGGGGATATTACTTATCTCGGCAACTGCAAGGGCAAGCCGGATGAGGTACTTCCCGTTCAGATCTACCGCGTCAATAGCTTCGATGGTGTGCCCCGATGCGACCAAAAGGAGATGTTCACGGCTACATGGATGCCCCCTGAACAGATTTTGAAGCAGGATGTGCCCGGCGGGCTTGTGTTTGAACCGTTTCTCAGAAGCGTGAAAGAATACCTTGACCGGCTGGGCATTACACTGGATGATTTTGACGAGAGCAAGCACAACCGCGATGAGGATGGAAGGTTCTCCAGTTCTGGCGGCTCTACATCATCAAAAGATGCATCGAGCAAGGAAAATTCATCAAAAGACTTGAATGATTCTCAAAGTCATGCTAGAATAAATTCTAACGCAGTTTCGGCAAAAGGCGCGAACACTTTCAAGGTGAAAGGATTTCCCAACAAGCAGAAGCTGAACAACCACTGGCAGAATGGCAGAACCCACGCCGCTGAGTACGCTCCCGATGGCATTACGACAAAGGAGCAGTACGAAAAGCGGGCGGTTCAACTTTTGGAAAGCCCGTGCGGAAACGGCATAAAAGGCTACAAGACAAAAGAGGGCCTTGTGTGCAGGTATGACGCGAAGAAAAATGACTTTGCAAAAGGTTCCCCAGAGAAGGGCGTAAGAACGATGTTCAAGCCTGACGATGGGGAAGATTACTATAAACGTCAGCTTGAATTGGAAGGAATCGAAGATGACTGAGAAAATCCTCTGCCCGGTATGTGGGCAGCATAGCTTTGATGAAGACAACGATTTTGAGGAATGCCCTGTGTGCGGCTGGGTAAATGATGGCGTGCAGAGAGCGGATCCTGATTATCGCGGCGGTTATAACCGCATCAGCCTGAACGAAGCTAAAAAGAAGTTTGCCGAAGGCAAAAAGGTGTTTGACTAAAATATTGGCGTTGAGAGCCTTTGCAGGTGACGTGAAAGCGTCCCTCGCAAAGGCTCTTTTTGTTTGCAGTCATAGCTCAGTTGGTAGAGCGCCTGCCCTCCAAGCAGGATGCCGCGGGTTCAAGCCCCGTTGACTGCTCCATATCGAGGGTTGGCCAAGTTGGATAAGGCATGGGCCTTTGACTCCCAGACCACCGGTTCGAGTCCGGTACCCTCGACTTATGCTGGTGTAGCTCAGTTGGACAGAGCAGTTGATTTGTAATCTTCAGGTCGTGGGTTCAAATCCCATCCCCAGCTCCACCCGCCGTACACCGTAATCGGCACCTCGATGGCATGAGGAAGCGCCGACCCCGCTCCCAATAGACCGCTGCGAAGTGTTCTGGCCTGTTCCATGACTGAGCCAGCGCGGGACCATATGCCGCGTTCCTTCCGCTTCGCCTTGGACGGATGCGCGCTGTAAGCAAAAGGTCAAACCCATTCAAGTGCTGCATGCCATGAACGTAAAGGCCCTGCATCTTCAACGATGCAGGGCCTTTTTGATGCCGGCAGAGGGAAGATTCCCGGAAAGATAAAGAGGTGTTTATGCCAGTGAGAAACAACGGCCCCGGCGGATACAGTCGGGTTTCTACGACAAGAAAATCAAAGATCGAGCCGGAATACCCGCAATGGGCAGAAAGTAAGATGCGGGCCATTGAGAACAGGCGCTTAAAAGAGCTTCAAGCTGTGGTGCGCGATTCAATGCCTGAGATACTGGCCATTGCTGCGGATGAAATGGATACGGCTTCTGAAAGCATCAGAAAAGATGGATACAGCGACATGGTGCGCCGCATCCAGAACAGGTTCCGCATTATGCGTGATCGGCTCAGTCGGCGGCTGAAAACCGACCCGTTGGAACGTGATGTCCGCCGCTGTGCGGATTATACAGACCGCCGCCAGCTCCAAGAATGGCAACGCAGTGTCCGGGCCACACTCGGCATCGACATCAGCAAGGACTTCTTCATTGGTGAGCGGTATGAGCAGATGCTTTCAAGGTGGGCGGAGCAAAATGTTTCTTTCATAACCAGCATCGAGAGCGATTGCTTTGATGACATGGAGAAAATCATTATTGACGGCTTTACAAAGGGCCGAACACCCGCCGCAATTTCAAATGAGATACAGCGGCGCTTCGATGTGACCAAATCGAAAGCGAACCTTTTGGCCCGCGACCAGATTGGAACATTGAGCGCAGACCTGACTCGCACTCGGCAGGAGTCCGCCGGGGTAAAGGAGTACATCTGGCGTTCATCCGGCGACGAACGTGTGCGCGCGTGCCATCGTGAACTTGATGGTAAGACGTTTCGTTATGATGACCCGCCAGCAATGTGGTACATGACGAAGCGAGGGAAAATCTACACCGGGAGACACTGCAACCCCGGCGAGGATTACCAGTGCCGCTGTGTTGCAAAACCCGTTTTTGACTTTAATAGGCTCAATTCTCAAGCCTTTAAGGAGAAGAAACAATGAATCAGAAAAATCCGCCGCAAGTCCTTCGGAACGAAATGCGTGCTGACAGCGTGCCTGTCGATGAGCATTACAGCACCGAGGGATATTTTTACGATAACCCCATCCTGACCCGCACGGGCATCTTCAAGTACAAGCTGGAAGATGGTTCGGAACGTCGAGAACTGCGCAGGCCGGAAGATGTGTTTGACCCGGCGAGCCTTGCAAGCTATGAGGGAAAGCCCATCATCATTACCCACGATGCGCAGGCGATAGACAAGAACAATGCCCGCCGGGAGAGAGTGGGAACAATCCTGACTCCCGGACAGCAGGACGGCGAGACCGTCCGTGCCAAAATCGTCATTGACGACCCCGATGCTGTAAAGGCGTCGGGCCTGCGCGAGCTGTCCGTTGGATATTATCAGGATCTTATCATGGAACCCGGAGAGTGGGAGGGGGAGCCTTACGATGCAATCCAGACCCACATCCGCGTGAATCATCTTGCGCTGGTTGCCGTCGCCCGCGCCGGAGATGATGCAAGACTGAACATGGACGGCCAAGACAATGGAGGTACTGACCCTATGGATGACGAGAACAAGAAGACCTACACCACCATGGACGACGATGCTACCGTGGAACCCGATAAACAGACTGCGGATGATGGCGAGGGCGCTTCCCCTGCGGCTTCGCCCCTTAACCCTGCCGGCATCGAGGCGGCTATCAAGGCATATCTGGCCGCTACTGGCGGTGCAACTGCTGACGATGAGAACGACCCGGCGGCGGGTGGTGACCCCACCAAGCCGACTGAGGACGATGGTGAAGAGAATGCCACCACACCCGACGTTCTGGCGGACATTACGGCCCGCCGGGATGCAATGGAGGATGGTCCCGCAAAGTCCGACATCAACACCCTGCTGTCCATGCTGGAGGCCGAAAAAGCCCGTGCGGATGCCGCTGAAGACGATGTCAAACAGCCGCCCACAGAAGATGAGGACGACGCCTCTGACAATGACAGCGGCCAGCTGAACCATGACAGTCTCGACGCCATCGTCAAGAAGAAGGTCGGCCAGCGCATGGAGCTGTGCCGTCTGGGCGACAAGCTGCATCTGGATGGCATGGACACCCTGCCTGTGATGCAGGCAAAGAAAAAGGTCATCAGAACTGTTCTGCCCGGTATGCGTCTGGACGGGAGAGGCAACGCATACATCAACGCGGCTTTTGACATTGCCAAGGGCAAGGTCAATGGCCGCAAGACCGTGAACGATCAGCGTCGGCAGGTGTTCAATGCGGATTCCGCAAATGCGGCGACCCGCAATACGAACGCCAAAAATGACCCCGACGCCGCTCGTACCCGCATGATCCAGCGTCACGCTGGCGAAAAGGAGGACTAAGCTATGAGCAATATGGCTGTACAGATGAATTACGGTGAGCCGAGCCGCGGCATGCCCGGTGGCCTCTATGACCGGGCCGAGTATGAAGCTGTGACCCGCCGCAACAGCGCAGAGGATAAGGCGATGTGCTTCGGATACGGTGTCGTGCAGGGCGCAGAGCCGGGAAAGGACATTGCGCTTCCTGCAACGGACGCAACTGCTGACAAGTTCGAGGGCGTTGTGATGTACAGCGCCAATGTCGAGATGGACGATGATGGTGCCGTACTCCTGCGGAAGAACCAGATCGTCGATGTCTGTCAGTCCGGCAAGCTGTGGGTGCAGCTGGTCGATTCGGTGGAGCCTGCTTATGGCCAGCCCGTGTACCTTGTGACCACTGGCACAGACGCCGGAAAGTTTACCCCGACCAAGGGAACCAATCTGGCAGTGAAGGCGCGCTTCATCGGCGCGGCCGTGAACGGCATCGCCCCTGCCCAGTTCGTGACTCAGCTTTAAGGAGGTAGGAACCTATGTCTAAATTCAATCCTTTCGACCCCGCAAACGGTTACAGCGAGGAGGACCGCGTCGCTCTGGAGACGAAGTGCGCCTCGCTGATTAACCGCGCCTATCGGAACCCGTTCCCTGGCGCTTCGCTTCGTCACGATGGTGCGGACAATGCAGGTATCTTCTTTGCCAAGCAGCTGGCGCACATCAAGACCAAGGCATACGACAAGGAGTTCCCGGAGCTGTCCGGCCTGAAGCTGTTCCCCCAGACAAGCGATACGGATGAGGGTGCAAGCTACATCGAGTACTACTCCTATGAGCCTGTCGGCTTCGCTGCCATCATCGCGAACTACGCTTCGGACCTGCCCCGTGTTGATGTGAAAGGCACTCCCCATCGTGCCGAAATTGTCAACATCGGTGATAGCTACGGTTACAACGTGCAGGAGCTGCGCGCATGCCGCCGGAACGCCGTTCTGGGCATTATGAAGTCTCTGGATGCTGTCCGCGCCGAAGCCGCCCGCCGGGTCTATGATGTCAAGGTGAACCACCTGATCTGGAACGGCGACGAGAAGGCAAAAATCGTCGGTATCCTTTCTTCGGATAACAATATCCCCGTCTACACACTGCAGAACGGCGCTGGTGGTAAGGCTGACTGGGCAAGCAAGACTGCCGATGAGATCGCCGCCGACATTGCCGGCATCCTGAACTATATCGACACTCTGACCCAGAGCGTTGAGCACCCGGATAGCTGGGTTATGCCGAATGACCTGTACACTGCTCTGAACCTGCGCCGCATTGACGGTACTGGTGAGTCTGTGCTGTCTTACATCAAGGAACACACCCCCCAGATTAAGAACTGGGAGACCGCTGGTGAGCTGTCCAAGAGCAACAAGGACTACAACACCACTGGAAAGAACATCGGTCTGCTGTACACCAAGGACGCCGATAAGATGTACCATGATGTGCCTATGGCATTCCTCCAGCATGCGCCGCAGGACCGCAACCTCGAAATCGTCATCAACTGTGAGGGCCGCGACGCCGGAATGGTCATTCCTTATCCGCTGTCCGCCTGCCTCGTCTACGGTCTGTAAGAAAGGAGCCTGCTTATGAAAATCAAGAATATCAGCGTGAAGCCGATTCGCATTGGCGATGTCTCCCTGCTCCCCGGCGAGACCGCACAGGTTGAGGCTGTCTATGCTGATGCAGTGGCGTTCTACATCAGCATGGGCTATGTGCAGGAAGTTGCGGAGAAGAAGACCCGTGGCAAGGCAAAGAATCCCAATGCGGAGCCTGACGCCATTGCAGAGGACACCGCAGAGGATGAGTCCTGATGGATGCCGCCGATGTAGAGGCAATCACCAAAATCGTGAAGATGGTGGGAGCTGAGTTCAAAGGGGCGTCCGATGAGGACATCAAGTTCTGGATTGAGCTTCAAGCCCCTGTTATTTCCCGAAAGAAGTTTG